TTTTTTGGATCGTCGTCACTAAATCCTATTGATAAGTTTTCTGGATTAAATTTATTAGCAATATCCTTTTTTAAGAATGCTTTTTTATTAAGTACTGCTGCCATTCCTCTAATATAGCTTACAAAATCTTCCATAGCAGATACCTTAGCCTCTTCAGGATTTACCGCCCCTTTGTCATCCCCAAAAGATACCGGATGATACTTATTAAGTTCTAAATACGATTTTATAAGTTCCTCGTCCGTCATTTCATCTTCACCCACAAAAGACCTATATTTTTTTAGATTTTTGATTAACTCATCTTTGTCGATTCCGTTGAACCCTTCTATAATATAGTTATAAATTGCTTCTTTTATAGTGTTAGGATTGTGTCCTCTCGCAGTTATTATCGCAAATATTGAACCATTATTAATCGCTTCTCTGAAATCATCAAATGCCGGTCCTTTTTTTGCCCTTAAAGAGTCAACCAAAAAATCTTTGTCCCCTTCAGTTCTAAAGTTTCTAAATGGTGAATTCGCATATCCGACAATTTTATTACCTTTATATGTAAATGGTTCTTGACCAATCTTATGTCTAAACTCCGCGAAATCATCTGTGGACATCCCTACTTCATTGCCATCTTCATCTTGAACCAAAATTTTTGTTGGCATGTGAACAATATTATCGTCCCAATCGAACGCATAATACTTGAGGTCTGGTGTTCCCTCATTTTTGAATCCTTCTGTAAACTCTTTTCTCATTTGGCTAAAGGGGGGATATTATCCCCCCATATTTAATTTATTAGATATTTTCAAACGAAGCTCCTGTTGGAGTGATGAAGAATTCGATATCGATGAATTCTAATGCCTTCGTTGGTTTTAAGTATATCTTACCTGTTAATGTATTTCTATCTAAGTCTTCAGGTGTAGAAGAAACTGTTACTCTGAAGTCATAAAGACCTCTATCTCTTCTAATTGAATCTAAGATAGGGTTAACACTATCCAAGAATTGTTGTCTAACGATTTGGTCGTTTTGTTCGAACAACAATCTTACCGCTACCGCTGAAATCAACTTACGAGCTTGAAGTAACAATCTTCTTACGTTCAATCTGTTAAGTGCGGTATCAGCAACTTGTAAAGTTTTGTTACCCCAAATTACAGTTCCCACATCAGAGAAAGTTGCGATAGGGTTGATTCTACCTTGATAAAGTGTGTCTCTATCTTCTTGAGTCAACTTAACTCTTGCTTTGATTGAGTTTACAAGACCTCTTGTGTAACCCGCTGAAGCGAACCAAGGGAATGCGATGTTATCTGTTAACGCTAAGTTTCTACAAACTTCACCTGTTGCAGGTAAGTAGATTTGCGTATTATTAACAGTATCTCTTGTAAGAATCCAAGGATAATAAGTTGCAGTGTAGTTAGAATCAATTCCTGTGTTATCCAAGTTATCAACTGCTTCTTGAGAGTAAATGATATCTTGAGGGTTAGTTGCGTCAGGAGTATACATGTTGTAGTCAGGAGTAGTTGCGATATAAACTGAATCTGCTCTTGAGAATTGTACCATGTCAATAGCTTCTTCTACAAGGTTAGAGTTGTTTACATAATCAATACTTGATGTTGCAAATACGTTGATGTTAGTTGATTCAGGATTTGCGAATGTCAAGATACCAAGTAAGTAAGCGTAGTAATCGGTATTAGCAAAATCTTGAGTATTGTTAGCAACAACAATTCTTTTGAATAAACCATCTCCAGTTGCGTTTGGATATCTTGTTGAAGGTGCTGCACCTGCCAAGTAACCTGTTGCTCCTAATTGGAATCTATCTTCGTTAGTTCTCCACTCTCTATATATGTCCCATCCATCAAATCCACCCGCAAAACATACTGTATATTTTCTTGAGTAAATAAAGTAGTAAGGGTTTTCTTGAGTTTCAGGGTCTCTAGTGAAGTCAGCAACACCACATTCGAATGCGGTTTGACCACTTGTCATAAACGAGTTAGCAATTGTTACAACAGTAGCACCTGAGTCCATATGGAAACCTTTACTTAAGTAGTTCCAAGCAGAACCATCAACAGGTAGTGGTGAATTCACCCAATTTATTGGATTCTGTGTTCCTTTATATTGTAAGAATGAATCATCAACACCAAATTGGCTTGAGAATCCTAAGTAGCTTCTTCTAACAATATCTCCTGAAGATTCAACAACATCAGTTGGTGCTCCAAAAGGAGGATTATAAATTACTTCACCAGGGAAATAGTATTTAGTTTTGAAAATTGGAACTGGTGACGGGTTTGTTACAGAAGAATATTCTCTTTGAGTATATCCGTAGAATCCACAAGGAATCGCGTCAACAGGAGCTTCGTCCGCCATTTCAATCATTATGTATCGTGAAATCAATGCGTACTCACCATCAGTAGAACCGATTTTCTTAGCAACGAAGTTGTTAGATAATGGGTCCATGTTACAATTAGTAAATTTCTCAATAACAACAGGATTAGCATCGGTGTCAAAGAAATTTCTAACCAACACGTCAAATGTCATGTTATTGAATGATAGATTACTTATTGAAACTTTAACCTCAGTGTTTGCTGCGTTACCATCAGAAATTGAAACGAACTTGAATAGGTTATAAACTTTATTACCTCTCAATTCAGAAACCAAAAATGGTGTACTTGGTGATTTATATTGAGTTACGTTATAAGCAATTGAGGTTGGGTCCTCACTTCTAGCGTCAGGGAGAGCAATCAAATTACAATTTAATCCACGAATATATCCTTGATTGTAAGCATATGTCAAAGTACTTGGATAAATTTCTTCAACGTAAACAGGAACTTCATTTCTTGATTTACCGAAGTTATCAACACCTAATACCTTTGTAATATATTTCGAAGATGATGCAGACATTGAAGTTTCAAAAGAGAAATTGTCACCGTCTTTAGTTACACCTGAAATTAAGAATGATTCAAAAGGTGATTGTGTTACTCCTGAATATTGTTCAGTACAATTCAAAGTCAAAGCAGATAATGCGTTAACTTCATATATTGGGCCGTGATTGTCACTGTCAACACTATTAGTAAATAAAGATATACCTCTTGAACGTAAAGTCGCAACAACCATGTTGTTGTAATCCGAATAAGCAGTACCTGAATAATTGTAAACTGTACCTGAAATGGTACCTGTGAATGTTGAAGACGCTCCTGAAGTTAACGAACTTACATAATAAAAGAACGAATACCCTGAATAAGCATTTCCTGATGTAATATCAAAGTTGGCGTAATACCAAGGGTCATTCAAATCGGAAGACAAGTCGTTAGTTGCGATGTTTACTGTGTCACAACCATATTCATTTATAACATTTGAATAAGTTGTAGTTAAATCATAAAAATCACTCTCAGGAAGGACACCATAAACAACCGAAGTGTTTGCCGATAGTGAAGGTGTATCCATAATGTTGTCTAAGTTGCTGTTAAAATCCAATGCTAAAGTAGATGTACTACCATCTGATAGTCTATATTGAGTATTGAAATTTGCCAAAACTTGCGGAGGTAACGCTCCACCAGTAAAGATTACAGTGTTACCTGAAGAAGAACCTGAAAAGTTCGCTGACCATGTTGTTCCTGTTAAAGGATTAAGACCAATTGTTAATGGGTCAACATTTGCAGTAACTTTGATACTCCAAGAAGGTCCTGCGTCATAACCAGAAAGACCCAAAATTCTTGTAACAAAAAGTTGGTTAGATTGTTGTAAATATGATTTAGCAATATATGCCGCTTCATATTTTGGAATTTGTGTGTTTATAAATTTTGTAGGTTCAGTACCTCCAAAAAATGCTTGAAACTCATTGTAGTTTGTGATAAAGATAGGCTCGAACGCGGGACCTTTAATTGTTTCTCCCACTAAACCTAATGTAGTTACACCTACACTTTGAGCTACAAATGATAAGTCAGTTTCAGACGTATATACTCCAGGCGATACGTATACCTTTTGATTTACTTGTGTTGCCATGCTTTAATTATTCTATTGCAGATTTATTTTAATGATAAATATTCATATCTATGTGAAAAAACTTGACTTTTGAATATCTATTTGTAAGGAGTATGAATTTATTCTGCCTTTTTTCTGCCCATGAAAACAACCAAAGAAATAAAGAATATTAAAATATCCCCTGAATCACATGAGATATTAAAAAAGTACTGTGAAAAGCGTGGGATAAAAATTTATAAGTTTTTGGAAAATCTTATAATAGAGAAGTGTAAAGAAAAGAAAGATATCTATGGAGAGGATTAAACCAACTGAGATTCAAACTTGATTGTTGATTCCAAAGTGTTATCATCCTTAACCACATCAATCCTTAAAATATCATTTGTGGTGATTTGAATTTCTGAAACATCACTACCATAATAATCACCATTTATATACACATCGAAACTATCAACATTAGTTGTTCCAACTAAAGACATATTGGCAGTAAAATCAATTATTTCACTCAAACTACTATTTCCAACAATATATAAAGAATTGGATAAGAAATCGTCAGGGTTTTCAGGGAACTTTGGTCTTCTTCTTTTTAATACTGTGTTATCCAATTCCATAATTTGAGCAACTCTAGCTATTGCTGGTTTGACTTGGAATTCTTCTTCATCGATTAGATAACCCAACATAGTGAAGTCATAATTCTGAATAAAATATTTTCTAGCTTCTAAAGTTGTTTGAGATTCGTCGGAAATATTGTTAAGAATAATTGGGACGTACTGTCCTTTAATAAAGGTATACGCTTGTCTTGAAGAAAACTTTTGCATGATAACTTTATTAAGTTGGTTCAACTCCCTCATT